TCGTCGACATCCCCGACTCATGCAACGTCGGGCTCGGCGGATGCTCGCGGGCCATGATGCGCCTGACGCTGACCGGCCCGGCGGTGGCCCGCACGATCCCGCGGTGGCGGGTCGAGGGCCTCGTGAACGGTCCGAGCAACGGCGCCGTGGTCGTGATCTCGCTGGCGTCCGCACCACTCGCCGTCCCCGTGTTCATCGTCCCTGGTCAACTGTGCGCGGCGTTCACGCCGTTCCGGGTGTATCAACTGCACCTGTGGCCACGGTTCCCAGTCGGGGGGATTGCGGGCGAGTGGGATTGGTGGGTGCCGATGCCGGCCGCGGGGTTCCGCGTATACTCGCAGGCCATCGTCGTTGATCGTGGGCGGGTGCTCATGACGCAGGCGGTGGAGGTGACTGGCCAGTGACCATCGAACAGACAACCAGGGCAGCGACATCAGCGGATCAGGCGGAGTGGGCGCCCTTCGGCTACCGGATCGGGGACTTCGTCTCTTTTCGGGTGCAGCGCCCGCCGTGGTGGAGACCGATGGCCCGCTGGCTCTGGCGTCGCGATCGCAAGCGAAACGCCGGAGTCTTCCGGATCGTCTCGGTCAGCGGAGACGTCAAGTTGACCATCCATAAGGACGGAACGGCTCACTTCTCATGACTCCCATCGAAGAGTCCGCGCCCGGGTTCGTGCGGTTGGTCGACGGCATAACACGGCGTCGGATCGTCAAGGATGCCATCCGTCGATACGTCGACAAGCACCCCGGCAGCGACGAGATGGACATAGCCGACGCGCTCAACCTCGGATTCGAGGAATCCCTAGAGCTGTGCCAGGAGTTGGCCGACGAGGGCAAGATCGCCCCGTTGCGGTAGACTCCGCCCTCGTGGGATTCTGGCGAACCGAGGACCCGGTCCTAGAAGACGGCCGCGTGGTCAAAGGCGGCATGTGGCCTCACCAGCGCGAGTGGTGGGAGCTGAAGAACTTCGTCCGCATGCTCGTTTCCGGATACGGGGGCGGAAAAACCCTCCAGATGTGCAAGTGGGGCATCGCATCCGCCCTGCACAACGCGCCCGCCCCGGTGGCCATCGTAAGCCCGACGTTCCCGATGGCGCGCGAGACCGTCATCGCCACGACCAGCGACCTACTCAACGGAAAGTCGACGGTGACCGACCTGCTCCACGGCTACAACAAGCAGGAGCACGTCTTCACGATTCAACATGGCGCGCGCCGCGGTCGGCTGATCATCTACTCGGGCGAAGACCCCAACCGGCTCAAGGGGCCGAACCTCGCCGCCGCCGGGATGGATGAGCCGTTCATCCAGGACGTCGAGGTGTTCAAGCAGATCGTCGCCCGCGTCCGGCACCCCGCGGCCCGCCGTCGCGAGATCGTGCTGACCGGCACGCCCGAGGGGATGGCGAACTGGGGATACGAGCTCGCCGAGGGTGACCTACGCCAGAGCTTCGACGTGGGCATGGTCCAGGCCAGCACCCGCGCGAATCTCGCATTGTCGGACGACTACGCCGGCCAGCTCGACAGCCAATACGCCGAGAAGGAGCGAGCCAGCTACGTCGAGGGCCAGTTCGTGAACATGTCCACGGGCCTGGTCTACTACGCGTTCGACCCGGCGAGGAACCTGGTCACGATGGACCGCCCGGCCGGCACCGAGCTCGGCGTCGGGATGGACTTCGGGTCGGCGACCAACCACGAGAGCATGGCCGGGATCGTCTTCTGGACGGACGGCCACCGGATGCACGTCTTCGACGAGGAGAGCCAGGCCAACTCGGACACGCCGTCGATGTGCCTCACGCTCCGGGGTCGGCACGGGGCCGAATTGGTGGACGTCTACCCTGACGCCAGCGGCCAGGCCCGGCAATCGGCCAGCGGGGACACGGACTACCAGGCGCTGCGGGACCTTGGGATGTCGCCCTACTCGTGGGCCGCCAACCCGGCTAGACGCGAGCGCTACAATCGGGTAAACGCCATGCTCGCGGATGGCCGGTTGACCATCGACCCCGGGTGTCGGAAACTCAGACGGTTCATTCAGGGCTACACGCATGAGTCGATGCACAAGCAGAAGTCGATGAGCCACTTGCTGGACGCTCTCGGCTATCCGGTGTGCTACCTGTTCCCCGCGGCCGACCCGCACATCCACACCGTTCGGATCATGTGATGGCCAAGCCGGTCACGATCAACAGCCTGCCCAACCTCACGCTCACGGTCAGGATCACGCGCCGACTCCGCTGGCGCATCAAGATCGTATTGGTGCTCTTGCGGCTGATCTCATGGATCGCTCCCTTCCACGTCGAGGTTGTCCGCAACGATGGCTGAATCCAAGATCGACTCCGTCGCGCCAGGCTACCAGCGCATGGCCGATACCCATTGGGACCTGATCACCGCGCTGGAGGGCGGCACCCCGGCGATGCGCCAGGCGTCGCGCAAAGGAGGAGGCGGCGCCTACTGGGTTGGACTCCCTGGCGCCGGCGGCGATGCCGACTTCCTTCCGGCGCTGGAGAAGGAGGAGCCGGCCGACTGGGAGAAGCGTCTACAGATGACGTTCCTGCACCCTGGCTTCAGCAAGGGCGTTACCCGCATCAGCGCCAAGCCGTTCGGCAAGAAGCTTGTGGTCCACGAGGAGGAGAAGCTCGATCCGAGATTGCGCGCGTTGATCGACGACACCGACGGTCAAGGTAAAAGCCTCCACGCCCTCGCGCGTGAGTTGATGCAGGACGGTTGGTCTCGTGGCCTGTTCCACATCGGCGTCGATCTCCCCAGACCATCGAAGGCCGCGACATCGAGGCAGGACGAACTGACCCTGAAGCCTCGGATCTTCCGAATCAAGCCCGTCAACCTCATCAACTGGCCTCACGAGATCGACAGCAACGGCAACATCAAGCTGCAGCAGATCCGGTTCCGTGAGAATGCCACCGTAGTCGACAGATGGGATATGAAGGAGGTGGAGCGTATCCGCGTGTGGAACGCGGACAGGACGTGGTCGATTCACGAGAAACGGAAGACTGGCGAGAGTGAGGAATCCGAACGGTGGGAGGAGGTCGACGGCGGCGCGCTGACGTTCCCGGATGGCATCCCGCTGATCACGCGCTACTTCAACCAGACAGGATTCATGGAGGCCGAGTCGCCATTCGCCGACGTCGCGTGGTTGAACCTCGCGCACTGGCAGAGCAGTTCGCGCCAGCGGTGGTATCTGGACTTCGCGCGGTTCTCGTTCCTGTTCGGGCGCGGCATCGGGAAGAACGAGATGCAGGGCAAGGTGGTCCTGTCGCCGCAGACGCTCCTCACCGCGCAGAACCCGCAAGCCGAGTTGATGGTGGTCGAGCACCAGGGCCACGCGATCGAGTCGGGCCAGAACGATCTCGACGACCTTGAGAGGCGGATGGACGAGGCGAGCCTGAAGCCGATGCAGACCAAGGGCGGGACGCCAACCGCGGCGGCGCGCTGGCTTGACGAGGCGTCGGTGAGTTGTGATGCGGCGGCGTGCGTGATGGAGGTCGAGACCGCGCTGACTGACGCGCTGCACATGGCGGGGCGATGGATCGGCAAGGTGGTCCCCGATGAAGTCGAGGTCAAACTTCCGGGTGACGTGCTGATGCGGCGCAACGCCGAGGACATGGAGCACGTGTTCGGCGCCTACGATCGCGGGGCCATGGACGACCTGACGCTTCTCCAGGAGATGCAGGACCGCGGCATCGTCGGCGACCGGATCAGCCCCGAGGAGATTCTGAAGCGGATGGCCGAGCAGAAGCCGGATTCGGATGCGACGTTGGAAGGCGTGGGTGGGAGCCGGCGTATGTTGGTGACCTTGCAGCGCAAGGGACTGATCGCAGCCGACGCTGACGTAGACGCGATCCTTGACCAGATGGACGGAATGGAGGCGGCATGACCGACACGATCGACGTGGTGATCAACGGGTCGTGGACGGTGCACGGTCTCTCCGGAGACAGCAAGGTCGGCGACGTGATCGACGTGGACGTCGGCGGTCGCTTGCCTGGCATCGGCATCATCACGGACATAGCCACAGGCACCTACGGCCTCATGGTGGCCACCGTCATCGGCGCCATCCTGCCGACGATCGAGACCGTCAGCTACGAGGACGGGAGCGAGACGACCGCCAACGAAAACTACGGCCTTCCGATGGAAGTCGTCCGGGCCGCGGTGGAGCACTACGCCAAGGGGTTGAGAGCATGAGCGACGAGACGATGGCCTGGCACATGGACGTCACCTCGCCGAAGGGCGAGACGAGGACGATGACCGTGATGGACGGCCCATTCATGGCGATGCTCGGCGACAAGGACAGTTACCGCGAGAGCTTGATCGCCACTGGGTGGCGGTGCGGCGAGTGGCGCGCGGCGTTCGGCGACCGACCGGACATCACTGATGTGGTCCGCGCAAAGCTGGAGGACTCATGAACAGGCGACGATTCCTCGCCGCGCTGGGTCTTGCGCCCGCGGCGGCAGCGTTGGTGGGCAAGGTGGGGGCGGAGGTCGACCAGGAGACGCTCGCCCTCATCGCGGATGCGGAGGACGACATTCGAAACGGCCGGATGATCCCAGGAGACATCGTCCGTGGTCAACCGTTCCCTGTCTTCGACAACGACCAGCGCTTCGACATCTCCTGGACCGACGATGGGGCCACCTGGACCGCGCACAACTGCACTATCAGCAGCGGCACGACCTCGGATCCAGTCGAGCCGATCACCTTCGGACGGCAGCCATCCCGCTACGTGAGCCAGGATCGCGGTGAGACATGGACGGAAGCCACCGACGAGGCGTTCTTCATGGGCGAAGACACGATGGTGAGGTTCGACTACCCATGACGCCGACCCCCCTCACCTTCTCCGCCTGGGTGATGGAGTTCTGGATGCCGGACGCCAAGTCGCCGCTGGTGTCGTCGCCGGTGGTCGGGCCGGCGCCAGTGCCGGGGACGCCATTCGCTCTCGGTGACCGCCGGTTCGTGACCACCAGTCACACGTGCTGGATGTTGCTGCACGACGTGATGCGCGGGGTGATCCAGGTCCGGCCGGCGGATCCCGGCGAGGGCGGGAAGGCGATCAACCTCGGACCGTTCGAGGGCGTCAAGGTGCCCGACGGGTTGTGACCATGGGCCGACATGCCTCCGACCAAGCTGACGCCTGAAGAGGCGCTCCTTGACCGCGCCATCCGCCACGCCATCCTCGTGGAGCGGCTCAAGGTGGGCGAGGTCGAGCGGCTCGTGGGCGTGCTCAACGCCGGCCCGTTCGCCGATCTGGAGGACGCCACCCTTGCCACGATGGGGCGGATCAAGCGCCGCGGCCCGACCGCGTTACAGACCGCCCACTGGCGCCATTCGATGGAGCGGCTCCGCCAGATCAGCGGTGAGGGCTATCGGGACTGGCATCGGCGCGCGGCCCGGTCGCTGGACGACATCATCCGTTCGGAGGCGACATGGCAGACCCGGGTCCTGCGCCAGACCACCGAGGGAGTGGACATCCTGGCGGCGGACGCCGGGACGCTGCGGGCCATCCGGACCGCGAGGCCGTTCCAGGGGCGGCACCTGCGGGAGTGGGCGGCGAAGCTCGACGCGGACACGTTCGCCGCGCTGCGGGGTCAGCTGCGGACGGGGATGCTGGCCGGCGAGGGGACGGACGCGCTCATGCGGCGGGTTCAGCAGACCGTGTTGCCGGCGAGCCGCCGCGAGGCCGCGATGGTGGTGCGGACCGCCATCACCCACGTCGCCGCCCGGGCGCAGG